GGCCCGTATTTTGCCGCAGTAAGAATCTTCGTGGCGTTACCTATTGCGTGCCCAAGCATATCCTGGACCTCGTCAAACATTGCCACGTCAACTGTCATACCACGGATTCTATCTCCATCAGTTCCAAGGCTATCTACCCACAGAGTCCCGGTGTTAAACTGCTTCATAGTAAGGTTGTCTACTGCATTCGAGCTATCAAGTTTATTTTTTGATATAAAATCATCCTTTGCAGTTCTTATCAGTGTTTCCATCTTGTCTTGCGAGAACTTCTTCACCTGACCAAGGGCTGGAAATAGGTGGATAACACGTATGTTTGGATCTGTAAATAGCCCACTATTTGTAAAGAACAAGTCTAGGGCTCCGGCCATAACCGTCGCCCCAACCTGGCGGCCTTTTTTGAAAACAACCGGCTTTCCGTCCGCTCTGGTAGCCTCAAGAGCAATATACCTATAGAGGTCAGACATGAATTTCCATCCTGAATCTAGGATGTTAAACTCAGACCCATCTAATGTCAGGTTGTTTTTGCAAAAGTGAGCGGGATCGAAGTTTAGAAACTCGCTCCTTAGCTGTTCGAATATTTCTTTTTCTGTTTGCTTCTTTGACATTTTACCCAGATGTTTGTGCGTGCCTCATGTAATCAGCCATATCATCAGCATTATCTGACGTTTCGCAGTCTTCTGGTGTATATTTTACTTCTTTTGTATCTTTTTTTTCTAGTTTTAATACATCTGTTAGCAGGCCCCTCAACATTCCGGAGTCAACTTTTGATTCTATTTCGTGAAAGTTTAAGTCACTATTCTCTCGGCAATGAGACAAGATATTATCAACGCCTAGCTCTGGACGATGCTTTTGTCGCTCACCAAGATAATCTATCAAACCTCTTATCTTTGAAACAAGCCTTCCCTTACAGGGTTTGCACCCAAGGCTTCCACATGATTCGGCTGACCCGCTCTCTACGCTGCAATTGCAAGAATCGCAACAGCTTGCAGTCTTCTTTTCAGAGGTGTTTATTCCAACATCCTTTACTATGCCGAACCCAGATCTATCCCTTATATCCGCCATCTTTTCTTCTATTGTGGAAAATTCACGACCCTGGCCGACCATGACCCTCAGGTTGTCCATATAATCTGACTTTTTATCTATATTATTTGCAAAATCACTAACCCAGTCAGATGTAATATTATATCTTTCGCTTATATTCTGTCTTGATACCTTCATCTTCTTCCTCTTCCTGTATAGTCTGGCTAGTGTTTATGCAAAATAGTTTTTCATGAAATCAAGATCTAACGAGTCACGACTTCCAATTGAACCCCTATCCTTAAAGATTGGAAATCCATTATCCATACATATCTGCATAATAGAAAGCTCTTCCCTGTCCGTTAGTTTATACTTCTTCTTTAGTGACTCAAAGACATCTTCCATGGGCATTCCTGCAGATACGTGTGCATTTACCATAATTCCGGAGATAGCCCTTTCGAAGGGGGTTATAGCAATGACCATGTTATTCGGCATAGCGGCCTCCTTTTTAATATCTGACATAACATCTATCTTCTTCCCCTCAGAGTTGGTCCATGGTGGGGTATCGGAGTTCGAAGATGCGCTCTTCCCCATCTCCTTCAGCTTCTTTTTTAAGTTTCCAAGATGTTGCTTTAGGGATATTACATCACTCATAATTCCAGCTCGTGCCCCCTCTAGCTCCGTCAGATCAAGTACTCCATCGACATCTTCCTTGATTGCCTTGGATATCTGAGAGTTAAGTCTTTCCAAAAAGCTTATAGCCCTTTCGCAGCCAACAGTGGTTCTCCCGTCATGACCCGGAATATTACTTGGATATTGATCGTGAATATACTCAAGAAACTTGCTTAAATCACCATCATTCTTGTAATCAGTTTCCACATCACTATCATCACTTAAGTCTTCTGCAGAAATGTCTGATCCAGGTATTAGATCCTTAATCTTTGTATCGGGGTAATCTTCGGCGATCTCCTCCAGATCTTCTTGTACGGATTCCAGTTCATCGGATAGGCTTCCAAAGCTTGCATCTCCAGACACAAATTCGTCCAAGGCGTCTTGCAGGGTCATTTCCGAATCGATCTTCGCGTCTTCTTCGCTGAAGTCAGACTCAGAGAAGACCTGAGCGACAATTCCCTCTTCGGGCTCGATTACGTCTTCTAGAAGCTGAGTGTAATCTTCATCCTCAGCGTAATCAAGAACATAGTCCTCACCCTCTGAGTAATCAGATACATTGTTTTCTAAAAATGAAAATTTTCTTACTTCTTTTGACATAATTTTTTTATCCTATGTTGTATATACTGTAATATATATTAGTATTATTATCATCTGTATAATGGTTCATATACTCTTGTGGCTCGCCGGCGCCATATTGAGCCTTTGGCATTTGGCCGATCATAATATGCGGGTATGAAGGACTTCCGGAAAGCCCAGTTGTCCCCGCTGGGATGTCGGACAAGTTCTCATCATACTTGCAGTCAACAGATTCTTTTTCGTCAAAGATTGTGTCTGCAAACGGACATACTATCGGCTCCTCTATCATGAGTGCTACATCGAGATTGCCCTCTACGATTCCTCTCCTCTCCTCTTCTGTATCGCCATAAGAAATCGGTGTCATAACCTCAGCTGCAGAAAACCTCTTGTCGGCTAATCCCCCAATTCTACGACATCCAAATGGAACGTTAAGTCCGAATGGGCAAATATGTATTTTTCCTCTAATCACTTTGGCTCCAGTAAACAAAAATATATTAGTAAACAAAAATGTAAATCAGTTAAGACTCAGATATATCAAGATAATCCTTGACCATTCTTCTCTTTATAACCTCTTGCTTGAAAGATCCAGATAATGGCACCATATCTAATATATTCATCTCCATTAAACTTTCTAGGGTTTTCTGAGAATTATTTCCAATCGACTTTCCGATAATATTTTCTATAAAAGCCTCTTTTATATCAAGTTCATTTTTAATCATATCATTGTTAGATATAACAAAGTTTATAATATCGTCGTCAATGTCGAACCCAAGCCTTGAGGAAAGCTCGATTGCTCTAAAGATTCTATTTGGATCATTCAGAAGGGATGCCTCTGGTGATATTACCGACCTGATTATACCCCTGCTGATATCTTCCTTCCCCATATTTGTAGGATCAGTCAACTCTCCGGTTTCAATATCTATATGAAGAGTATTTATAGTGAAGTCTCTACTGTATACTTCCTTGAGATATTCGTCACTCATACCCTCCTTGGCGAGATGCTCCTCGGCCTGTCGAGAAACAAAGTTGCTTGAAAAATCTAAGGCATAATCCTTTAGGTATACCGACATATGGCCGTCAGAGAATACTCTGAAGAATGACCGAAAGGACTCTGCGCATAAAACTCCTAGCCTCATAATGTCAGAGGAGTTGGTAGTTAGGTCGATATCATTGTACTCCAGCAGCTTACCCCTGTACAAATCTCTGGGTATTCCACCAACTATGTAAGGCTTTGATATAGAGTTTTGATTAGATATTCTGCTTATTTTTTTATATATTCGTTCCGGAGTCATAGAATTCTCTTTGCTTTACCCGATTGGGCTTTCTGTCTCGACCGAATCTTCCACAGGGATTTCCTCAGAACTACCCTGAGGCGGGCTGCCTTCGTCAACGCCAGGAACCCTAGGGCCACCTGCTTGAAGCAGACTCTTTGCGTTAGACAGCTGTCCCATCATCTTTGTTACGCGAGTAAGAGCATAGGAAAATGAATCAATCAGCTTGCTCTGAGACTCTGCTAGCTCAGGAAACATCGATGCTATTCCAATCTTATCTAGCATAATATCAAACTCAGCTAACTGCCTAATTATCCTTCTGTCTGCCAGCATTCCAGCTACTTCGTCCAACTTAACGGCGGCATCCTCAAGGCTTATTTCTCCGGCCAGAATTGAGTACTCATCACTGCTAGGCCCTGGTATAGGAGTTATATCCTTGAGCTTTACGGGCTCAACAGAATCTGGCTCAGGAACAGATACTCCAGATTCCACCTCCTGTTTGCTAGGTCCGCTATCGGCCTCCTGGGCCCTTCCGTCATCTGGGCTGGCAGGATCCAGCTGGGGCATCGGAACATCCTCTGTGGCTCCATCTGGAACCGGCGGAGGTGGAGCATCTGGCTCTGCCTCCGGCCCAGTCTGTTGCGCTAACTTTAAAAATCTGTTTGCGTACTTTTTGTGGCCTAACTTCTCTATCTTTCTAGCATAACGGTAAGTAAGATCGTCAATTGTGCTTGCAAGCTTTACGCTTCTTACGAGAGAGCTTAGCTCCAAAAGAAGCTTTGCTATCTCTAAGTACTCCTCCTGAGAGCAAAAGCCCTCTTCTCTTATTATTCTGTCAATCCTCCTGCATGCCGCATGAAGATCCTTTTTTAACTTTCTCTTCCTATCCCTATCTGTTCCATCGATCGGCGGCGCTGCCCTCTCGACGCCTATTGCCATATCATCTTTCGCTTCATCTTCGCGCTTTAACTGAGGGGCGTAAAAGCTATCTCCCGGCATATTGTTTCCAAGATTTCTATTTTGAAAGTAAAATCCAGAACCATCATGAGCGTAAGGGTTGTTGCCCTGCCCTAAGTCCGATTGAAATACCGATTCCTTCTTCATGGTCCCTTCCTTTTTTGAAGAATACTTTAAGCTCTCCCCAGACATGTGGTGATTTAGCCAGGACGAAAAATTTTTCCGCTCCTTCTTATCCAAAGTATTACTATAAAATTCAATTATTTGCTGAGGGCTTCTCTCTCCCTTTTTGCACTCTTTATAGATGAGATGAACTGTGTCTAACCACTTGTTCATGTCAGCCTCTTCGTACAGGCTGTCTGAGCTTAATCCGGGATTTGGATAGGCTACCTTTTTTATTCCACGCATATTAAGGGCTTCCTTCACAAGACTGTATAGAGCGTCTTCGTATGAGTTTGTGGATCGAGCAATCCTAGCGCGATCCTTATCTGATATGTTTATTTTTAAATTTTTAGCATGACTTCTTAGCTGAGAGAAGATTCGAAGAGAGTCATCGCTATCTATGCCCAAGTGACTCAGGTACAGGGCTCGGTTGACAAGCGAAATTGCATCAGACCCTCTTTCCAAGGAGAGATTTGCCAATTTTCGGGTTAGAAATTTATTTACTTCTTTCATACTCTAACCTCTCCAGAAGGCTGTTTATTGCAATAATCCAATCAGACTTATTCTTTCCAACTTCTTCTCCGACTTTAGACATAATGTAGTTTAGATACTTTTCTTTCTCAATAAGAGAGATTCTGTTTTTCTTGCTGTATCTTGAAATAGCCTTTTTTATCCAATCATCAAAGGATATGAGGGAATTTAGGTTTTCTAGTTTTAAAATTTTTGTTTTTCTATCACTCATACTTCACTTTTAAATATCCACTAAGTTTTTGTATTATTAACAATAAGCCCTGACTGATGCTATCATATAACGTCTATAATGTTCGGCTCAATGACTCTTAGATCCAAAGACTCAGAGTTTGTTAGCTTCCTATTCAGGCTTGATATAAAGACGGGGACAAGCTCTGGGTTTAGGTCGTATAAAACTTCCATAACAGACTCTCTCAAGACCCTGGCCTGCTCATTTATCACATTAACATTAATATTATGCTCAATCTTTTGATCAGCGAATCCCTCTATGTACTTTTTCCAGTCCTGCATAATTGATTTCATAGCATTTATATATTCGATGAAAATTTTATCTTCCTTAATCGAGCCACCATTCTGAAGGGCATTGTAATAAAACTCTATCCTGGAACTAATTAGACTATCCATCTCCAAAAGTCTTCTTGATACGTCTATTTCTGTATTAGCTATTTCGTCAATCTTCTGCAAATATGCGGATGACCCCCTAATAACAGCTCTTGCCTTCTCCTCTGACTCCTCCTTGTTTATCTCGGTTCTTCTGTTTTTGATATCATCAAGAACCTCCCCTCTAAGATTTAGGTGTTCTGCCCGAAACTTCTGAAGGGTCATGTATGATATATGAAGCCTTTTCTTTCTCGGGTACTTCTCCTTTATCCACGCCTCTGCGCCCTTGACAGACTCGCCCTCAAGCAGCATCTGTATTATCATCTCTTTATCTGGATGGTTTAAAATCTTCTTGCTCATTTTACTTCCTATAAAAAAGGCTCTAGACATATAATACTATGCCAGAGCCTTATAGATTAGATAAATAGTTTTGACAACGAAAGACGCGGCCCGAATCAGGTCGGGCCAACACCAGTTAGTTTCGGCTCCTCTTCAAGGCTGAGAAGCGCAGCTGTAAGGCTTGCCCGAAGACCATCTTTTAGATCTTTTCCAATAGCTTCAGGAAGCAGTCTTATAGCGCCCGCAGCAGTCTCTAGAGCCATTCTTGTGCGCTCCGGTATCATGTTCCAGGCGCTAGAATCATCAGCGCTTAGGATCGTGCCCAAAAGTAGCATAGACATTATTCCTGGCACACCTAAGCCAGCGCCGACGACGAGCTGTTGGTCGATGGTGATATCAGCTCCGGCCTTTATAATTCCATCAACATAATCTGCCTGCTTTATCATTCCCAGGCTATCTAAATGTCCCGCAAAGTGAAGCAGAGATGTCTGCATCGATATATCTCCTGGAGCATAAGACTTTCCGTCGGTTTTGAACCCTTCGTTATAATCATACATCTCTCCAGTAATTGGGTTTTGGTACACACCGGAAGATATATGTCTCGCCATCAATCCGGGCCAGCCAGGGCAATACCTTGTCGAGAGATGAGGGGATACCTCCGCTCCAATAGTTGCCTCAGAATCTTCATGATCTGGAGATAATCCGTACAAAGCCTCATAAGCTTTATCAACAGGTTTATTGTTTTTCTTTGAGAGATATTCATCTCTAGTCGATGTTTCAACAGGTGTACTCTGAAAGTTTTGAAAAAAACCATGCTGGTCAGACTCTGCCAACTTTGTTAGTTTTTTAAAATTATTCAGCAAACTTTTTCTTTTTGTCATTTTAGCCTCTATGATATGGATATCTTCGATGTTGATATCATCGCTCCAGAGCTAGATATATCAGAAGCATTGATAGTTCTTGTCCTTGGAATCATTCGACCTTTTTCGTCAAAGGTTATCTTACTAACCGGTAAGCCTAGCTTCGGAGAGTAAAGCTGAATCGAAGTAGGAACGTTTATAAGATCACCCCTATCACAAGCCTCCTTTATCATCTTGTCTCTGCTGCTACTTCCTGTTGCGTGCTTTAGAAGCTTTGAGTAATGATCAATTGCGGCTAAATATTTTTCTGATCCAAACCTAGATTCAATCGCCATAATTGCGTCCTCTGCCCTCTTGTAGTCTGCATTTGATGCGGCAGACTCCATCTGACCTATAAGCTGTGCAAAGTTTAGCCGAGACATCTCTTCGATATCCCTCGTTACTGAGACTGTTTCTGCAGATTTTGCCATCTTTGAAAAAGCGCTACGAAGACCCGGTCTATTCAAATTGTATTCGGCGCCAAGAGAGGAGAATTTTGTAGGTATAACCGGAGATCCATTTGGCATATCAACCTTTATTTCGGCAGAAACAGTTCCATTTGGACCGGATATCCTTGCGGAGTAATCCAGCGACCTTCCGTCTGAGCCGACAAGCTTTATTTGAGCAGACTTAAGTCCGAGTGATGACAGCTCAGCAGAAACAACGGATGTTGCCTTGGAAACTTCTGTTGCAGAAAATGTTGATGCCGCAGCAACAAGGTCATTATCGAGGTTTGCATAATCAGATAATGCGCTTGGAAGGCCTGGAGTCTTCACCACAAGGGCCTCTCTACCGCGCTGTGCAGAGAAAGAGTCCCTTGCAACCTTCTTGGTAAAGTTGTTCTTATCCTTAATAAACACGTAAAGATTCTCTTTGTTTAGTTTGACCAACTTTTGATCAAAAACAAATGAATCCGGAAGTGAGGGTATTCCGTTTGTAACCTGAACTGGAACTGGAACATTTACCTGCATAAAATCAGATGTATCAATCGACGCACTACATAGGACGAAGTGATCATTTGTTTTCAACACACTTATGTTGCTTGGACTGCAGCCAAGCGATTCAAGCTGAAGCTTTACAAACTTTGATGCTTTTACGATTGTGTTTTCGGAAAGAGCAGTAAAGCCCGCCTTCTTGTTAAGCGAGAACACTCCTGATAGCTCATTGGATAAATCTGAGTTTCCGTATATGGGCTTAAGCTCATTTTCATACGGAATTCTGCTTGCACTTGCAGATGCCGTCTTTTTCGCCCCCAGAGCCCTATCCTGAATTAGATCGCCTAATTCAAGACGAAATGATGACCTACCGCCAGATAGGCCATACATATCATTATATACATCGTTTATCTCCTTCTGAGTAAAGAAAGATTGTGTTGAGGCTCTCTTCACAAAGATGTCTCTCATGCTTCCGATTAGGATGTCGCCAGGATTTACTTCCTTTGCGCCCTCCAGCCTGTCGCAAACATACTTTGACGTATACGTCTTTCCGTTCTCAAGTTTTGCCAGAGCTTTTTTTGCCTCATCGGCAAGCTTCTTTAATTCATTCATAATAAAACCCTTATCTAATTAGTTTTGAGCAAATCTGGAAACAGACTGCCTATTGCGCTTGCCTTTGCTTTATTTTGAGATGCAACAACCTTTTTAACAAAGGATGGGTCACCGGACGCCATATCTAGTAGGGCTGACTTGAATGCAAAGATATCATCGCCAGAAAATCCGTACTCATCTGATGAGAACGAACAGAGTGGAACGCCCTTATAGGATAGGGTTACGGTATCTGCATCATAACTGCTTGCAGTAGACCATAGGCCATCGTCCCTTCTTCCGAATTCAGGCCTTGAACTTCTTACCAAAAATGACTCGTCGCCACTAGATTCGATTGACCAGAGGTCTCCGTACTGGTCGCCAAAAACTTTATACATATCGAACGCAACTTTTTTGATTCGAACATCTCCTGCAATCTTTATTCGATCCATCCTAGATGGATCCTTTTCTTTAGATTTTGAAAGTTCTAGCAAAACCTTATCTAAGTCTGACATTAATGGTCTCCTTACTGTAATTCAGTCTTTATTAATAGAAATATAACCTTATGATACCCACCGGCATTTGCACGTGCAAGTGAATTAGGATTATTAGTAGTCATTACTGTGAATGTCTTTTTTTACTACAGAAATCTTCTCTAATATATCAAGTATCCTATCATTGCCCTTGCATATCTTCTTTAGCTTCTTTACTATTCCGCCATACCTTTTCTTGTTATTCCTATAATCTATATTTCCATGCATAGCCTTGTGCACTGCTGACTGTGTAATTCCTAGGTGCTCTGCTATTTGATTTTGAGTCTTTCCCATTAGCCGCATAAACAAGATCTTCTTCTGATGTTCGGTTAGGTAGTCTCCATTTATGATATCATAGATCTCGCTCAACAGATCCTCTCTCAGATCTACAAGCCTATCATCGAATGAGTTAGATTGTAACAGGCTGGACATGCTGCTGTCATTTGAGAAGTTATTTAGCTTTGACGCATCAAACGATACCTCGACTATTTTATACTGATAAGATTTGCTATTTTTTTTCACGATTCTACCATAATTCCGGAATTCGCTGCTTTAGCTCTTTTTGAAAAGTTTCCCCTGACTTGTTACCCGAAGAAAGGTACTCGTCTATATCCTTGTAAGGGTTTGGCAAACTTAAAAACCTCAGCTTGATACCTTTGTTTATAAATTTCGTATAAATTCTATTAGCCGATGTTACTCCGGCATCATCAGAGTCTAAGATAAAAGTAATCTTCTCGGTGTATCGCGCAAGCTTTAAGAAGTGTTTCTTGGAGAATGCGGTTCCACAGATTGCAACGCAATTATCTATATTATTCTTAACCATTGATAGATAGTCAAAATAACCCTCTAACACATAGACGTTCTTTCTCTTAAGAATGGATGCCTTAGCTTTGTCTAGACCGTAAAGTATGTCGGACTTTTTGTATGATGAATTCTTATATTTCGGTATCCCAACAACCCTTCGATCACTCTCACTAAGAAGTGTTCTCCCGCTTATTCCGACGACATCGCCATACTCAGAAAATATAGGAAATGTTAAGTAAAAGTAATTTGAAAAATCACTACCACCCGAAAGTCTGGCAAGATTTAGCTTTGTCAAATTTGTCTCAGATATAAACTTCTTTAGTATGCTTACGTTTTGAGGAAAGTAACCAAGCTTATTTGCTTTTACCAACTCTTTTGTTAGTCCCCGATCTCTTAGATAGGTAAGACACTCCTTTGAGTTCCTTAGGTTTGCGTGACAAATATTTGCAAGGCTAAACAGATCTTCCTGAATGGAGTTACTCATACTTTTCCTTGGTTGCTTTTATCGCATGAACCATATGCTCTGTTGTGTTTAGCAGACAACCGCTCTGATCATTAGGGCAAAGCTTACCTACAAGCACTCCGGCTTTTACCTCCGCCTCAACACTCTTATCGCAAGAGAGGCAGGGGAATACGAATGCCTTTCTGTTTATCGACCTAACTATGTCTCCATTTGCTTTCATCGATAGCTTTGTATATTCTGATATATTACCAAGCTTATCTCCGCAGGTATTACACAGTGCGATATCCGACTCAATATCCAGTGACGCATCTGTCTGTCCGTCACTTTTTCTACACCCAATATTGCATCTAACAAGCATTTTTAAATCATCCCTATAAGAGGGTTATCTTCTTGGTCCGAACTGGAGTCTTCGACAGAGTCTTCTGAAGAGTCTTCTCCGTTGATATAAATATCTGTGATTTGAGACAGGAATGTTTCGACAAAATTGTTATCTATAAGATGCCGTATAGCAGCATCCCTTCCTCTCACCTTGTCTTCTCCGAAGCTATAGCTCTGAGAGGTTGGCTTTCCAATCAATCCGTATTTTACAGCTAGATCGAACACTTCACGCTCCGTCTCGATAATGCCTTGTTCATACATTATTCTATATTCCGCCTGTCTAAAGGGAGGTCCGACCTTATTCTTTTGAATCTTCGCCCTAACCGTGTGACCCACCCTCTCTCCAGCGTCTGTCTTTATTACAGAATCTGAGGAAAATATTGGAGCCATATTTAGCATAAGGCTGCAGGCATGCTTCAGAGCCTTTCCGCCCGGAGATGTTGATGGGTCTCCAAACATCTGCCCCAAGTTGACTCTGACTTGATTTATCCCGATAAAAGCAACGTTTGCCTGAGCTACAATCGGAGTCAGCTTCTTAAGTTCTGTTGAAAGAAACCTTGGAATTGGAGCCATATTTGCCTTTCCGATATCAGCGGCAATCTCAAGCGGGGTATTTAAAACGGCGATTGAATCTAGAACTATAACTCCGAGATTCTTAAATCTCGGATCAGTACCCTCGATAACGTAGTCGAGAATACCCTTCATTGACTTGGAGACCTTTTTTGTTTGCTTATTAACCTTTACCTTCCCCAACAGACCCTCGAAGATTGCCTTTGCGTCATTTGTCTTGATGACCATCACTCGCGATGTATCAACACCCTGCTTTGTTGCCCACTCTGGGTCGTAGGTATATTCCGCGTCAATAAACAGCGCAGTATTATCCGGATTCTTATTAAGGTATTCCCTGATGGTTGATAGGGCCAACATGGTCTTTCCGGAACTTTCCTGTCCTGCAAGCTGAGTTATCCTGCCCATAGGGATCCCGCCGATACCAATAGCTTCGTCCAAATTTGGACTACCAGTGCTTATCGCCTCATATTTTGTGGAAATATTTCCATCAAAAAAGACGGAGTCCTCCCCAAAGTACTTTGTTATTTCCCTCTCTGCTTCAGACTGAGTTATTTTTCTCGACATATTCAACTCCTTTAGTTTTTGTGTGATAGCT